TTTAACTCGAACATGCGCCGATGTGGGCTTACCGTGCCCATCACCGTGCATATTTCGTATGCCGTGCAGCCACGGCGTAGCAGCTTCTTGAGGCGGTCGGTTTTGGTCATTTTGCGCTTTCAGGAGAGTTGGGTAGCGGCTGCCAGTGGCTCGGGTCGAAGTAAATGGTTTTGCCGGAATCGTCATACATACACAGCATCCATCTTTTTTCGTCTGGGTCCCAGCCGCCTTGCCCCAATGTCATAAATTCCATGGAGCCTTGCCAAATAACGGCGGGGCCGTATAACAAAAGATCGGCGCCTTTTGGAGCGCTATCAATCGAAAACCATCCATTAGCGTCTGGCTGCGGTGTTTCGTCTGTGATGGGGATGTCTGTCATGCTGTCTCCTTCGTTGGGTTGTACAGGGCGGTTACTTCGGATTCGGTGACGGAGCCGGGAGGCGGCGTGATTGGCCGCATATAAGAGTCTCTGTAATGCGCCCCACTACCGCCTAGCCTCCCTGGTAGTTCAACGTTTATTTCCCAACGGTCATCGCCAACCCATCCGCGCACTTTTCCAAGCCATCGACCCACAGTCACAATCTTGCCCTGGTTGTTGTTCGTACTGCAGACAGTAATAGCCAAATCTCCAGGCTTGCAGTTCATCTCACCTCCTTAAGTGGTTTACCAAGAATCTTCGCCGTCTTGATTGCATCCTCGGCCTTGCCGAAGGAGATGCTTCTACGGTGGTTAACTGGAGTCACCAAGCCGACAAGCGAGGGGAGATTCGCTGCTAGCTGGCTACGGGATTGACCTCGTTTGCCGCGTGGCTTGTAGTGATCGCTTGCCCCAATGGTTGAGGGGCCGGAGTAATCGAAGGCGCTCATTGGGGGGATTCCTCCATCAAGCCGCAATTGCACTCGCCCAGCGAATCCAAACTTTCATCGAAGTCGTCCCAGCCCATCCAGGCGGCAATAGCGCCAAGTTCCTCCACCTTGGACCATCCTTGCTCTACATTGCTGCTCATCCACCCGCGAAGCTTGCGATACCGCGCCGCATCCCTTGCATCGTCAGGCTGATCCGGCGTCAAGTCTTGGATGTTCATTCGATCACCTCAGCAGAGATGAGCTTGCCGGTTTCGGCGTCGAAGGTGAGCTTCAGTGAATCCCGGGACGTCTGGTGCGCCTCAAAGTACACGTTATCGTCATAGGCCGTTTGCATACTGATCGGCGTGTACATCACAACATCAGGCTCCCGGTCAGGCTTTACGCGAACGTAATAATCTGTGTCCCCAACCAAGAGGGGCAGAATCTCTGGAGCGCCGCCGTCTACCCAGCCTAAGAGGGAGGATCGGTGCACATATTGGCACTGCTTACCAGCGGCAATCGCCTCAAGAATGTCTGCTTGCGGGTGTCGGGTTGTCATTGGGGCTCCTTGGGTTGTTGTTCGGCTTCTTGCTCATCAGCGCAGGCGATCAGCGCCTTGCCGAGAGTGCGGGCCAGCTCAGGCGGCATCGGGAGGCTAACCTTTCCCCAATAGGTCTCTTGCTCAGGGGTGCGGGTGCATAGGTGGACATATCCCGGATCTTCAGGCCACGGCGTAACGTGCAAATTCTCGCCATCCGTATGCCAGACGATGCGCTCAACATCGACGCCTGCGCTTACCTTTTTCATGTCTTATCTCCTTTGTGTTTGCGGCGCATCATCTTCTTGTGCAGCGCCACGATTGATTGACCAGCTTCAAAGGCGACCGTCTTCTGTCGCCCCGTCTTCAAGTCGTGAACGTGGCCCTTAGAGGCGAGGCCACAGCCGTCAGCGATTTCCTGCAATGTCATCCGCTCGCTAAGCTCAGACAGAAGTGTTTTCCAGTTCATGCCGCCATAATAGTTCGGCTTTGTGAACAAGTCAACTACACATATCGTTTACACCTACGCTGCGAATATCGCTTGCAATAGTTCGGGGTTACGACTACATTAACCACATCGCCACTCCAGCGATACGAGCCGCAGCTACCGATACCAGCCGCGATAAGCCCAAAGGGACGGCCTAGGGCGCTTGAGGTGCTTTGTACTGATGCTGGAGACGATGATTAACTAACAGGAGTGAAGATGAGCGAAAACAAGCATACGCCGGGGCCGTGGGCCACGATGCCGGAGGAAGTTGATAGGCCATACATCCGCATCCGAGGAACTCGCCTGGGCGGGCGTTACAAAGTCGCCAACGTGTTGACGCCGGATCACGAAGGCGTGCACGCTAGGGAAGCAGTCGAGACGCGAGCCAACGCAAAATTGATCGCCGCCGCTCCTGACCTGCTGGAGGTCCTGCACGAGATCGCTGCAGACGGCGTGCATTCCAATGTCGTCCCGTATCTGCACCGCAAAGCACTGGCGGCCATCGCCAAGGCCACTGGAGCCCAGCCATGACCGCCAAACACCAACCAAAGGAATCCTAATGCAAACCCGCTGCTACAACCGTTCTAGCGTCTTGGCGTTCCCCAAGCACTGCGACTATGCCTGCGCTCTGGAGCGTCCTGCTAGGCCCTACCCTGCCTCTTTCTGGTGGGGTTGTGCTGCTGGCTTCATTGCTGCTGTTGTTGCGGGGGTGTTGCAATGACTGATCGTGAATTGCTGGAAGCTGCGGCAAGAGCCATCGGCATGAATCCCGTTTGGCACGAGTGGGACATAACGCCTGACGTATGGGGAATTCGCAACGACGATCCCGATGGCGGCGTGTGGAATCCGTTGCGCGATGACGGCGATGCGCTGCGGCTGGCTGTGAAGCTGGGGATCAGCGTTGGACCTGAACTTCCGGACGTGGTCGGGAAGTCGCTTGCTCGCGCTTCTTGGTTGAATAAAACCCACAGCTTGGGCGAGTGGGGCGATGGCGACGCCTACGCCGCAACGCGCCGCGCTATCGTCCGGACCGCCGTAGAAATCGGAAAGGCCATGCCATGACCTGCTCCACCTGCCGCAACAAATGCCCTGCTCCTGCTGCTTGCTGCCTGCCAGAGGAAGAGAACACTAGCGGTCTATGGGCTGGGCTTGCTGGACTGCTAGGAATTCTCGTTGTAGGCGGCCTTGCTCTGCTTGGGGCTTGGGTGGTTCTGGATGAAGCTGTGATGTGGCTCCGATGAACGGTCTTGCAAACCTCGTTGGCTGTGCTAATATTTCTCCTGTCATCGCTTGGCGGCGTGACGGTAAGAGGCCCGTTAGGCTTCTACTCTCTGGCCCAGAAATGGGTCACGCCGCCAAGCAGAGAGTAGAAAACCTAACGGGCTTTCTGCATTCTGGCCGCTGTGGGACGACTGTGCAGCGGTATCAAGGCTCCAACAGGCACATGGAGCGTGACGGGTTTTGGCGTAATGGAATCGCCCGTGGGTGTCGTTCAAGGACGGCAGAAGGATTCCAACTGGAGCGCCTTAGATCGACTCCAGCGATGCCCTGATGCTGTGGCTCCGGGAAGCATTGAAGCTAGTTAACCCTTAACAGGGTTGGCTTTGCTCCGCCCACTCCGCCGTTCACCAAGAAGCATTCTTTATTAAAACAGGAGTTATACATGGATGATAGTGATCTTCACCTGCATGCTCTGAACTACCGGCTGGCCGTACATCCGCAAGAAGTGCAAGTTGCGTGGGACGCATTGGAGACTTGGTTTGACAAGCAACTGGCGAACGAGCGTGAACGCTGCGCATTGATCGCAGACGATATCGAGGCCAGCAACTACGCCGGGTATCGGCCTAGCGGAACTCTTGCGGCACGAGATTGCGCGGAAAGAATCCGCAGAATGACCGCCTTGTAGGCACTTGCCTTAAATGTCTAAACGAAACTAAGGAGAATGAAGATGACCCGCACAAACCGCCAATCCGCCCTAGACGACGTTCGCCGCCAAATCCACGCCTTACGCATCCATGAGGCAAACGAGCTTTACTCGATTCTGTGTTGCGTGCGCTCAGCCGTCGATTCAAACAGCACCGATCAACGCCTGAAAGCATGGTGCGAGCCGCTAGACGGTGCGCTGTGTTCAATGGACGACGACATGGCAGACGATGCGCCGGAGGAAGGATTGCCGGGAAGTTTCAGTGAGCCGGTGGAGTTGGATGCGCGGACGCAAAGGAGCTATCCGTGAGCGACGAAGGAAAAACCCACTTCCGCAAGGCGTTCGATTCGCCTTATCTATCAAGCGCCGACATTGTTGAGCCGACCGTCCTGACCGTGAAGTTTGTCAGGCTTGAGGGCGACAAGACGAAAAAAACGAAGGACCGATTCAACACCGCATTCTTTGTTCAGCGTGAGATTCGCCCAGGCGAGCCATTGAAGCCCATGATTCTTAACGCCACCAACAGTAAGACCATGAAGTCGCTTACCGGATCGGCATTCATTGATGATTGGAACAACGTGGCGATTACGGTCTACGTTGACAAGAACGTCAAGTTCGGCAAAGAGACGATGGAAGGTCTGCGCATCAGCCCTCAAGCCCCTACGCGACGACTTCTTACGCCTGACAACGCGAAGGCATGGGACAACGCCAAAGCGGCCTATAAGCGCGATGGCAATCTTGACGCGATCCTGGCCCGGATGGATCTGTCCGAAGACCACGAAGCGCAGTTGATCGCTGAGTGTACGTTGCCGCCTGAGCGGCCCGCTGTGCCGGAGGAACCGAATGCCGACTAAGTTCTATGATGTTGAGCAGAATAGCGACGAGTGGGCTGCGTTGCGCCTTGGCAAGCCTACTGCGTCCAGCTTCGGATGCTTCATGGCTAACTATGGCTCTGCCTTTGGAGAGCCCGCCAAGCGGTACGCCCTACAACTGGCCCTTGAACGACTGACAGGTAAGAAGGCTGAGTTCAGTTTCTCCAACGACCATACTGAGCGCGGCCATGAGCAGGAGCCGGTAGCGAAGATGTTGTACGCAGACGAGAGATTCTGCACGGTTACTAACGGCGGATTCTTTGACTGCGGCGATTGGGGTGACTCCCCCGATGGTCTGGTAGACAAAGATGGGGCGCTGGAGGTAAAGGCCGTTATCGCCAGCACGCACTATGCCAGCATTCTGCGCAACAGCTATGACCCGGCCTACAAGTGGCAACTAATCGGGCATCTTGACTGTACTGGCCGTGATTGGGTGGACTTCTGTAGCTACTGCTCCGACTTCCCGCAAGATCATCAGCTTTTTACATTCCGGCTCTGGCTGCACGACTACGCCGAGGAAATACGAATGCTTAACCAGCGGCGCAGCGAATTTCTGACCTTGGTTGACGCAACGCTGCTCAACATTAAAAACCGCTGCGGGGTTCCCGATGCCCGCTAGCGTAATGAAGATGCCGCAAGCTAAGGTGGCCGTTCAGATGTACACGGCGGGCTACTCTCAGCCTCAGATAGCCGCAGCCGTGGGGCATAGCCGCTCTGCCGTCAGAACCGCTTTGAAGCAACTTGGCGTGCGCCCCAGAACGAATGCAGAGTCTCGCAGGGCGTGGCTAATCAGGAAGCGCCTAGAGGCATAAAGAATACGGGCAGGAAGTGTCGGAAGTCCATCTCCCCGCGAAAGACTCGGCCAAGTGGCAAGCCGACCTGCCCACCTTTTTGATAGGGACAAACCCTATGCGATGCGTTTGTAAGTTTCTCGAAAGCCTACAGGCGCAACATAAAAACTCAACAACTGGAGATTCTGATGCTGACAACTGCAATTTTTCTGTTCGCGCTGGCTGTGCTGGCATTCGCTGTGGTCCCAATCGTCTTTGCGCCAGAGGAACGCAAACTGCCACGATTCGGCGCTCTGACGGCCTTGGTGTTAGCGGTCGTCTGTGTGGCATTCGCCAGCTTCACGCAGGTAGCGCCGTCCCATATTGGCATCGTCACCACGTTTGGCAAGATCAGTGGCAAGACGCTTAGCGAAGGAGCGCATTTCATCCTTCCCGTGTCCAATGTCCACCAAGTGTTTACCGGCGTCGATGTGGCCGCTGCAAACAAAGCGGAAGCTGGTAGCCGCGATCTGCAATCCGTTCATTCGACGCTGACGGTCAACTATCGCACCGACCCCGGAAAGGCGAAGGAAATCTTCATCCTCAATCCATCTTTGCAGTACGAGGCCGCCTATGTGGTGCCCGCTGCATACGAGGTATTCAAGAGCGTTGTTTCACACTACACGGCGGAAGAGTTGATTACCAAACGCCAAGAGGTAAGCGACACCATCAGCAAGACGCTGAATTCCAAACTGGCCCCGTTCCACCTGACGGTTCAATCGGTGAACCTTGTCAACTTCGGATTCAGCAAATCTTTTGATGCCGCCATTGAAGAAAAGGTGACAGCCAGCCAGAAGGCGGAAACTGCCAAGCGCAATCTAGAAAAGGCGAAGTTTGAGGCGGAAGCACGGGTTGCGCAGGCTGAGGGGGAGGCAAAGGCCATCGCCATCCAAGCGGCTGCCGTCGAAAAGCAAGGCGGTGTTGGCTACGTCCAACTGCAAGCAATCGCAAAGTGGGATGGCAAGTTGCCACAGCAAATGCTTGGCTCTGCGCCAGTCCCTTTTGTTAACGTGAAGTAAGCCGCTCGTAAGTTAACTGGCGCAGTATCCAGCCATGCCACTGACCCAAGACGAAATCCGCCTACTCCTGCTCATGCTGGACTATGCGGACAAGTACACGCCAGAGGGTGTAAAGCGCCATGCAGCGCAAGAGTTCGCCGAGGCAGATGGGCTGCTGGCTCGGCTTCGTAACCAACAAGGAGAGTGATGATGGAGAACAGCAGTGAGCGCGCAGCGATGACCGACGAACAGATCATCGCCATTCGCAAAGAACAAGTGGGCCGCTTCGGTAACGTCGATGCCAGCAAGCCCTACGCTGACAGCATCGCATTCGCACGCGCAATCGAATCCGCTCTCTCCGCTGTTGCGCAGACCCAAGCTGTAGGGGCGGTGCCTGAGGGTTGGAAACTTTACATGGTGGACTTCTCGCTGCATGCGGCTGGCATGTCGAAGTACGGAAGCGCAATGCTGGTCCGCGATGCCGACGATTCGCGGAGATGGCAAAAGTCACTGTCTGACGAAGAAAAGGAGGCCGTCGCGTTGTTTGTCAGCGGCGAGGGCGCAACGCTTCCTGAGGCCATTGCCGAGGCGGCAGCCAAATGCACGCCCCTTCCCTCCGCCCCTACAAAGGACCAGAAATGAGCAACGAAAACAGCACTTCGGGGGAAGCCTCCGTTGATAGCGTGGTTCGCATCATCAAGCCGCTGATCGAGCGCGCCCACAAGTCAGGACGGAGCCGTGATGTAGCGGCGTTGGAAGCCCTCCGCGCAGAAGTAGAGCGCCTAGCTGCTCAAGGGGCAGGGGGAGCGGAGCCGGTAGCGTTCGGCGTTTTCTGGCAGATCGACGGGACCGAAAGTCTTCAATTCCCGGTCAGCGAGTCGCTGCAATCGGCAGAGGCCGACAAGAGCATGTACGCAGAGTGCGATCAGGCCGCCTTGACCGTGCGCCCGCTCTACGCCACCCCACCACAGCCAGCCGCTCCTATGGGGGCAACTCCGGAATTTATCAACGAGCTTCTGGATGAGGCCGACTGGTGGGCAGGTCATGTCGATGTTGATCACGCCCCCATGCCGCTGCGCAAGTATCTCGAACGAAAGATCGCTGCAATGAAGGATGCAAACCATGACCACTGACCGTGAATTGCTGGAGTTGGCGGCGAAGGCTGCTGGCGTTGACATTGACGCATGGGTGACGCTAGGCGATGAGCCGGGCTACTTCGCTCTGCGCGGCCAGAGCCCAATTTCCGGGGAAGGCTGGAATCCGCTCACCGATGACGGCGATGCGCTGCGGCTGGCTGTGAGCCTCAGGATCTCGCTCGCATTCAAAAATGCGCACCCCGAAACCGCAAATGACGTTGTAATCGCCCGCGCTTGGCATGAGCCGGACGTGCCAGCCGCTTTTTGCGTGGGGTCGCTGTATGCCGGACAGGATCAAGCCGCAGCCACCCGCCGCGCAATCGTCCGCGCAGCCTCTGAAATCGGGAAGGCCATGCCATGACCACTGAAACCAACCGTGTAGCCGCTCCTGTGGATGCGCCCAGCGTGCCCCGCAACCCAATGGAAAACTGCCGCCCCTTCGGCTTGAAATACGACCTTCCGCCGATGGTGCTGTCAGGCTCGCAATTGCTGGAGGCGCTGGAGTTTGTCGCGCCGGATCGCACCGCCGACCAGATGGAGCAAGAGGTGTGCATCGCCCTACGCGATGAAGGCCAAGATGCAGACGGCGCACCCGCTCCGCGTGGCACTTACTGCTGGCTGGAGGAATACCCCGGTGAAGGCTCGATCATGCTCGAAGGACGCGCCCTCGCAGCTACTCCATTGCCTGCTATGGCTGGCTGCGGGGATGCGCCCTTAGTGGGTGGCGTGGATGTTCGCAAGGGAATCGAATACGGCTTTGCGAACTACGGCTACAGGCAAGGCACGAAAGAGTGCATCGCGTTCAATCGTGGCGCTCAGTGGCTGTCCAGCCTCGCCACTACACCGCCTACCGCACCCAGCGGGGATGTGCGCAAGGTGCTGGACGTTGACGCGCTCGCCCAGTTAGTTGAAATGTGCGAAGTGCACGGGGATTTCTCCAACGGAGTCACTGACCCAACTGGTTCAATTGACGAAGGAAACGTCCGAGCGTCCGAAATTATCAGAGCAGCCCGCGCCGCTCTCGCCAATATCCCGCCTGCCAAGGGCGACAGCGCTGCTCTGGCACCCACTCCCGCTAGCCAGGGAGATGGCTCTACCTCTGCCCAGGCCGATCAAGGGGCGTCCGAATGAACACCATTCTTGTGTGGCTGCTTGTCAGCCTGCCGGGCTACGGCAGCAACAATGCCAACGTCCCGGCCGTCACTGTGGCGCGCTTCGCGGATCTGACCGAGTGCCAGCGTGTCCGCGCCGTGATGCGCGAGGGCGGCGGCACTCAGCCCACGATGTGCATTCAAGCGAGGGTCGTCCCATGAACACCGAAACCACACCCACAGGGGCAGCGGCCCTCAGCGATGAGCGTGTCAGCGAAATCTGGTTGAAGTGCCGTGCTGAGGCATGCAAAGACCCGAGTATCGGGCTGCGATTCCGCTTTGCTCGCGCACTTCTCGCCGCCATCCCCCTGGACAGCGTGAAGGCAGCGCCGGATTTAGCCGATGAACTTGACGAACTTGCTTCAGATATGTACTACGAGGGCAACTGCGAGATGAGCCAAGAGAAGCAGAGCCGGGCGGCAATTATTTCCCGTGGTGCTCAAGCGCTCAAGCGAATCGCCGCCCCTGTCGTTCAGGCAACGCCGAACGAGCCACGCAAGTACGACGATGTTCTGCTGCCGTTCCTGTCGCTGATGCGCAAGGAGCTGCACGCCAACAGCCGCAAGGGTGACCGCCCCGGCTGGCTCTCCATGCACCCCAACACCGCGCTGCTGGAGGTGTACTGGCACGCTGCCAAGCTGTCCGCAGCCGTCAAGAACAACGACGGACCAGCCATCATGGAGCACAGCGCCGATGTGGCAAACATGGCGATGATGGTGCTGGACGTTTGCGGCGCACTGGCGTTCGTTGAGCCTGATCCAGTTGCCGCCCCTGTCGTTCAGGCAGCGCCCGTACCCGAAAGCAGCGATGCCGCGTGCGGCACTTGGTACTGCGAACAGCATCCGTTGCAAGAGATGGGCCACGATGGGTGCAGCGGTGCAGGCATCCCGGAGTGCGCGCGCGTTCAGCTTCTCGCAAACTCTCTGCGGCTGGCAAAGCAGGAAATCCGGGAAACAGCCATGCATCGCGACGACCTTGTAGCAAGGCTCCGCGCCGCCGCCCCTCCCGCAGGCGCTGTAGCGCAGCCTGTGGCGGGGGATGAGGTGAAGCCGTGAAAGTCCTATTCCTCGACATTGACGGCGTGCTCAATAGTGTCCGGAGCGCAACCGTGCTTGGCAACATCCCGCACGATGTGACGCCAAAGGGGCTTGCACTGTTTGACATGCAGGCCGTGGAGCTGGTGCGCGGGCTCTGCCGTGATGGGCGCGTGAAGATCGTTCTTTCGTCTACATGGCGGCTCCACGACGACTGGGAGGCCATCGGCCCCGCGCTGGGTTTGCCCATCATCGACAGGACGGGCCGCTATTACGAGGGTCCGACCGACACCTGCCGCCGTGGGCGCGAGATTCAGGCATGGCTCGACATGCATCCCGAGGTGGAAAGCTACGCCATCGTGGACGACGACAGCGACATGCTGCCCGGGCAGATGGAATTCTTCGCGCAGACCAGCGGGTTTGACGGCCTGACATGGGCTCCGTTCACCAAGCTTTGCAGCATTCTGAACATCAGCGAGTACGACTGCCGCCGCACCACTCCCACATCTGATGCCCAGGCCGGGCAGGAAGGACCGCGATGAAAGAGCGTAAACACGCAGAAGTTGGCAGGAGTAGCAGGCTTCGCACTCATAGGCAATTGCGGTGCTTCGACCCTGATTTTGTGGCTTCCAAGAGTAGGGATTGGGTCCATAACAGGACGCAGCGAATATTCATGGTGCTGCGTGTCGGCTCCGGAATTAGAGCCATGCGCGTTTATCGGATCACGAAGAGCGTTCTTTACTAAGAGTCGTTGCTTCTGAAACAGTCTGCAAATAAGGTTTGTCCGACAAACCAGGAAGGAACGCGATGACTAGCTGTGAAGCTCTTTGCGCAGCGCCGAAATGCTGTCGTTCAACTCTTGCCATTCGGCCTCGGTAGGGTTGCGGTTTTCGCTCTGCATGAGTTCCAACTTTGACTTTGCAGAACTGACGGCTGCTGTAATGTCGATGCCTGCCTGCACAAGCTGAGGCAGGGCGTTGAGCAATTGCAGGGCATAGGCGATAGCGGTGTAACTCATTACTTGGCTCCAAGGTTAGCCACGATGGCAGTGAATGCGCTCAGGGCGGCTTGTGCTGCTACCAAGGCGCTCTTTTGAATGTCAGCGCCAAAGCCCGGAGTACGGACGGCGGTTTCTGCGGCGTCCAGAGCAGCGATGGCTGTGTTGTCTGCCTTGCGCAGTTGGTCAACAACCTTTGCATCGGAGCAGGGTTGTTTCACAATGGCGCTACAGGGCGCTAGGCGTTTATAGGTGACTGCGCCAGTCAATGCGACCTGATAGGCGCTCTTGGATTGGTAGACGGCTTGCTGAGGGTTTTGCGGCGCAGAGGCGCAACCAACGAGGGCAAAGGCGAGAAGGGCTGAGGCTAGGATTTTCATGGAGTCTCCGTTAAACGCCAAGGTACTGGCGGGCTTGTTGATAGTAACCGGCCCAGGTCTGAGGGTGAGGTTTCCCGGGCCTCCAACAGCGCTTGGCGTATAGATCCCAAGCGCCATCAATGTTGCCAATCGCAGGCAGTTTGAAAGGGTCTGTGAACAAGAGCAGGCGGGCAAAGGCGGCGGCTAGAACGTCATCGACACCTAACGCCTCCCACACGGCTAGTTGTGTCGGGCTAACCTTGCGCTGGGTGCAAATATGTTTGGCAAGAAGGGATGAGGATTTGTGGTTGAGGACGCCTTTAACCCCGCCTCCGCGCTCGAACTGCCAGAAGCCTCGGGCGGGGCCATCGCCCATCTGTTTGCGGTGAACGAATCGAGATTCTTGTAGGCCAATGGTTAGCAGGAGTAATCGAGCCTCGGGGCTATCCATGCTGGTCGGCAGCATAGCCATCGCAGGATCAATGGCGGTCTTGGTGATTTCGTCCAGTGTCACGCCTTGCGCTCCATTCGGTAAGGGATTCTCGTCTTCCAGTGCTTGATGACGAGAGCCGACGCATAGTAACCGAAGGCCAGCGACATAAAAAACCCGCCATCGCTCACAGAGCCAACATACCAAATACGGCAAGAAGCGCCCAAGCAACCGACAGCAACAGCAGAAAGGCCGACTCTTTCATTTACGGTGTCATCAATGCCCGGCCAGAACACGGCGAACGCTGCGACACATGCAACCCATGCCCAAGCGAACATTGCAACAAATGCAGGGCCTGTCATATCAAGCGTCCTTCTTTTTAAACCGGGCCAATACTTGCTCCCAAATTTGGGCGATTGGTGCGGTTTGTACGAACTCCCACGCCCTAGAGATAATTGCCATACCGAACAAACCGAGCAGAAAACCAGCAAGACCTTCCGGCATCCCGATTTTCTCACTCAAGTAGGGGGCAGCGAAGTAACTAAATGCTGCACCACTGAGGGCTAGAAACAACTTTGTCCAGAACGTGCCTTGCAGGAACTGCATCGAGACAAAAGCGCCAATGACGCCAGCGATTTTTACTGCGAGTACGTCATAATCGATCATTGGTTCTGTCTCGGTTGTAAGTTATTGTCGATTCTAGTTGCGTCAGAAACGCTCGCCTACCGTGCGCATGACTCCGCTGTAAGTCGCCAGTGATGCAGGATCATTAATATCGATGCCTTCCACTGCCCCAGCAGTTCCCTCAAAGAACCCACCAAGGATACGCATAGGGCTGGTAACGAGCCTGCCGGGCGTTACGTCGATGGTTCCGCCGAAGTTTGGGTTTGCCGATGTGGGGAAGGGAAACACAACCACCCCTTGCGAGCGCCCGTGTGTGGCCGATGCAACAGGATTGATCTGAGCCAAACCAGTACCACCGCCAGCAGCCGTTGTGCCTCCGGTGTTGATCTGTTGCAGACCTTGGGCATAGGTGCTGGTGTTGATAACCCCGCCACCTTTGAACACCTTGATACCAATTCCAGCGTTTGCCACGGAAGTTACAAGGTCTGTCCATTCAAAACGAATCGCTTTGAACTCGGGGTCTAGCCAACCGTCTTTTAGCTGGATGTTGGACACAGCCGCGAGGATTCGCTCTTGCAGCGTTACGGTCTGCGCACGACCTAGAACCTCGAATGCAGCCCCATTCCAGACAATGCGGAAGGTTTCGCCAGGATAGACATTGATCGTCGTCTTGGCTCCGACGCGGGTGAGGAAGGTTTCTGCACCGTCAGCATCCAGAACAACCAATCCACTATCGTAGCCAGTGACCTGCACCGTCCAGCCCGGTCCAAGCGTAGAGCCTGCTGCGATGGTCTGCGTGAATGCTCCCGTGAATCGGATGCGGGTGTTGTTGTCGGCGCGGACAAGCTGGGTATTGGAGCCGCGATTCACGGCAGTGAAAGGGCGAACCCATACGCCTACCGTGCCGTCTGTACTGACAGAATCCCCGATGTTCAGAGCGGACTTCGAAGGGAACTTGTCCCCGGCGGCGATGATGAACTGTTGCGGAATGCTGGTATTCGTGGCGCTGATGAAGCCGTAGCGGAAGGAGCTAAACGTCACATCCAAGCCCGTGGAGTCTGGCACGACAGTGACAGTCGTTACGCCAGAGCCAAAGACGGACGAGAAGATGTAACCGTAGAACGTCCCGCTGTTCAGCGTCCATTCAAGACGGCGATTTGGTTGGAGGATCGCGGTTTGATCGCCAGGAACGGAAAAGCTATTGGCTGTGATGTAGGTTGGAGTCATGCCGGACGGCACCCACTGCGTCAGCGTTTCTTGCCGGTCGTTCACGCCCACCACGTTATCCACGGTGCGCTGCACCACATTGGCAGAGTCCGTGATGACAAATTTGTAAGACTTACCGCCTTCCAGCCAGATCGGGCTAGCAGGCAAGCCAAGCGCGTTCAGAACGATCGGATTGGAATGTGGGGTAAACCCTGTATTACTGGTGTAGGTCGTTGCGGGCGTGCTGGTACCGGCCTCGTAGGTCAGGATTTTCCCGCCGACAAGCGGCTTGCCGTTGTTGTCAACTTGCTGGTCATTGCCGATTGGCGAAAAAAAATAGGGCATGGCGGGTTTCTCGTTAGAATTTGGGCATGGAATTTACCGACTTCTTGATTCTGAAACTAGTCGTCGTTTGCGTGGCGGCATTCGTGTATGGCGTCTATCGCGGCTTCACTGAGCCCCGATAACAGGCGCTGACCGGCTGACCCAATCCGTTACAGGCACTTGGCCCAAGAAGTCCAGCAATTGGTTTTGCTGGGCAACAGGTAGGCGGTTCTGCATGTACGGCGACAGGATTGCAGCGCGTGTGGCAGGGCGAGCCATCACGCCAGCCATTGCCAGCGGGTTAGCTGTAATGCCGCTCATCGTTGCACTTGCGGCCCAATCTAGCGGGCTGGTTTGCGGAAGGCTCCCCATTTGCTCAACAGTCTGTGCGGCCTTCGGGAAGCGGTTCGCAAACTCTCCAGCCGTGCGAAGCTCGTCGGTCAGCGGCTTGCCCTTCGTCACCATGTTCCCGAGTTTTCGCGCATCCACAGTGCCTGTCGTCGGGTTCAGCGCCTTTTCAATCGTGTAAGTTTTGGCGATCAGTTTGCGCGCTTCTTGCATTGCCGGGACAAGATCGGCACGGCCCTGCTCCTTGGCGTACTTCTCGAACTGAGATTCAATGGCTGTAGCGATGCCTGCCGCAGCTTTGGCCTTCTTTTGGTCATCGGGGCTTGCCGAACGCGCATAGGCGGCGAACCATTGGGTAGCGTCGTTTCGAGCTTGGCGCAGTTCTTCCAAGGCGCTGCGCGGGTTGAACCCGTCCACAGAAGGACGATTCATCACAGACGAGCCAGGAACAGGCGGCGCGACGGGCAATTCTGCCAAGGCTTTGTAAGCCGATCCGGCTTGTTCCCGCACAGCATTCAGAGCCTCAGGGGTGATCGCCACGTCACCCGGAAGACCGACAGCCTCTGCCGCAAGCCGGTTCGTGACTTGCTGGTTGCGGGCGCTGGCGTTCTGCGCCGTGGTCAGTTTCCCAGAAAAGCCTTCTAGCAGCCTGTTTGTCATGGTCGGTTGCACTTGCGTGGGCGGCATGACATAGCCCACATTACGCGCCTGTTGAGCGGCATTTAAAAGCTCAGAGGTCGGCTGAGGTCCGCGCATGACGTTACCGACTGCTTGCCCGGTGCGGCCCAAAGCCTGAGCGGCCAGCGGGAATGCGCCGCCGATAGCAGCACCTACTCCAGCGTCCTCCGGGTTGACTAGCCCCGCCTGCGCCGCGCCAGAGACAGCGCCGCCGCCTGCGCGAGTCAGCGCCCCCGCCGCTCCAGTGCGCCCGCCTGCGTTCATGCCGAAACTGCCGATGGATTGCAGCAATGGGTTAAGTTGCGTAGCAGCGGGAAGTGCACGACCAGCGACGTTGGCAATCACCCCCCCGGCACCAGCGGTCCCCGCAATCTCAGCGCCTATCTTGCCTGCTTGGTACGGAAGCGATGACGGGTCTGCGCCCATGCTTTGCAGGCCCGAATCCATCGAAGCGCGGCGGTCATCACGACCGATGAAATCATTCTGCACACCCACAGCCCGAGCAGCCGCGTCAACAGGGGCCATGAGCGTGGCACCAATCGAGCCAGCGCCACGAACAGCGCCCGCCATAAGGTTGCCCGCAGCGCCGATTGCGGTATCGAGCCGAGAAGGTTCATTCTTTGCCTGATTTGAGCCAAGTTGAGATTGCAGGATTTGAAATGCCTGCTCCTGTGTGGCCCCTTCTGGGCCTTCTACAGTGTAGCTCTTGCCCTCGGGAGAGGTGAACTCAAACTTAGCCATTAGCGGGCCTGCACTTTCCAGCCAGACGGCAGGCTAGTAGTGGCCGCTTTGGGGGTAGGCGAGAACGATCCGGTAGCGCCGCCTTCCCCTCCGGCCACCCGCTGGCGTGCTGCTTGCATGTCCTGCGTAATGCGCTCTACAGACTCGCGGAAAGCCTTTTCGCCCATGTTGGGATTGAGAGCGCCTACAGCCGCAGTCAACTTACGCCCTTCCGCGTCAGACAGTGCTCCCATGCCCTTAAGTTGGGCAACCATCGGAATAAACGCTTGAGACTGGAACGTTTCAAGTTCGGCCTTGAAGTTGGCGGACTCAGACCCTGGAATCGTCGGGAGTGCGCCAATGATGCCGACAGACCTAGACAATCCGGGGTGTTGCGACAAGCGCCCCAAAGTGCCCAGCATCGTGTCAAAGCTGGCAACCTGACTGTTCTTTGTCAGGTCGGTGGTTGCCTTCTTCTCGTCGCGCTTGATGTTGTTTTCCTCGACCTTGGTCGCGTTGAACTCGCGGGTTCTGGCGTCTGTCATGTTCTGGCCGCGAATCTGCACGCCACGGTTAGCCGCACCTTCCGCAGCGGCACGCGCATTATTGGCAATGTTGTCTTGCGTTTGCGTGATCGCGGCTTCGTCAATCGTTCGGCGTTGTCCCGTCACCGGGTCAATCGAACTGATGCGGCTGGTTCCGCCGAGGTTCTGCGTTTCGTTCTTGGGAAGTTGATCCTTGGCAGACAAGGCAGCTTGGAAGCCTGCCGTAGCTAGCCGTGCGATGCCTTCTGGCGATGGATCGCGCTGGAAGTCTGCAAGGCGCTGTTGGGCAACGTCCTCGGGCATGATTCCGGACTGCACAAAGCCTTGGATCGTGCGTTGGGCGTTCTCCAAACTCGGGTTGTTGCGCAGCCAGCCGAGCCCCTGCCCGACGACTTCAATCGTCTTGACAGCGTTCTCCAGCTTCGATTTCTGCGCGTCAGCAGCGGCCTTCTCCTGCTCAGCAAGAGACTTCTTGTAGCCTTGCGCTGCGTTGAGGTTGCCCGTACCAAGGATGCGCTGATAGTTCGCTGCCGTGTCGTTGCCAAATCCGCTCACAGCGTCACGCAATAGCGCGTTCTGCTGGCTCTCGCTCTGCGCTTCTTGCAACTTGAGCGCGTTCAATTGCCCAGTCTGCATACCGTTTTGCAACTGGATGGCTTGGCCGTACTGCGCCAGCGGGTTGACCGCTTGCGGGGTTTGGATTGCTCCGTAAATGCTAGCGTCGATAGCCAATTTAGCCTCCGCTCGTTCCGTTGCCGAAGAAGAAACTGTTTAGCGGCGCACCGTAGGAGCCGGTATTGGTGTTCTTGTTCAGGATGCTTTGCAAGAATTGGTTCTGCTGGTAGCCCTGCACGGCATTGTTAATGCCGGTGTTGATCGCATTGCCTCCTGCAATCGTGGCCGCGCCTTGCGCGTTGGCGTTGTTCGTCTGGAGTCCTGCAACGTAGTTGCCATAAGTAGTACCGGCACCTTGCGCATAGTTCTGTCCTGCGGTGATGACGTTGTTGGTTCCGGTCTGACCCGTCCCGGCAATGGCAGACAGACGGTTAAACGCATTCGTATTGTTGGTATTGAAACGGTTGTACGCCGCATCGCCCTGGTTGGCAATGTACTGACGATCAGTGTTTGCGCGACCGTAGGCTGCGTCATTCTGCCCACTTACGTAGTTGCGGTCAGTGTTCATCCGTCCATAAGCCGCGTCAGATTGTCCGCTGACGTAGTTGCGGTTTGTGGTCAGGCGGTTGAATGCGTCATTTCCAGCCCCTTGCACGAATGCACGGTCTTGGGCCGACTGGTTGACCCAATTGCCATATTCGTTGCTGGCGTAGTCCTGATTGAAGCGGTCGATTGCCTTCAAGGCCGCGCCAGAGTACAGGCCACCCCGAGCCGCCGCGCTGTTTTCTACGCCCTTCTGACCTTCTGCTTGACGGAAGGCGTAACCGGGCGAAGTCTCGAAGTTGGACGCACGCGAGATTGCCGACTGTAGCAGAGGGTTTAGCTGCTGATAAAGCGGGTCATCGTTGACGCTGACAGACTGAGCCGCTGCGGCTTGGATCGCGGGGAGAGCCTGTTGATAGAAGGGGTCATTGTCAACACTAGACGCCCGACTACGAGCAGCATCGACTAGGCCGCGCTCATAGAACGGGTCGTTGTTGACATTGGAAGCACGGGCACGCGCTTGGTTGACTAGATCACTCTCGTAGAGGTTGTCTTGCGCAAGATCAGCCGCGCCAAAGTTGCGGTTGAGTTGTCCGTAGCCAGGGTCGTTTTGCGACTGTTGCAAAGCAGCGGCGCGTTCAGCATCAAGATTCGCCTGCTCTTGCGTGGCTACCTCATTCTGTCGTGCCATTTGGCGCTGATATTCGGCCTCTACAGCAGCGTCCAGACCTTGCGTATTGGTCGTGGTCGTTGAGCCGCCTTGCGGGCCGATGTAGGTAGGTTGTACACCTCCTTCTCCTGCGTAGCCGGAAGCCGTGTACAGGTCCGGGCGCTCTTGATAGGTCGGAATCGTGCCGCCTTGCTGGCCTTGGGTGCTCTGCGTGTATTGGCTTTGCAGTTGCTGGCGGATAGCGTCACGGTTGACCGTAGAGGCTTGCTGGCCGGTCGGGGCGGTTCCCGTGGCTGCGCCAGTGTTCGTGCCGGGCTGTTGCAAGGTTGCGGGTTGGCTCGTTCCGTAAGGCGTCAAGCCCATTTGGTAGAGCAGGCTGTTACGGGCGAGATTACCGGCTTGGATGCCGGGTTGCGACAGGCGAAGCGCGGTTTCGTACTGCTCGCGCTGGAGGGCGAGTTGTTGTTTCGCCGCTTCGGCTTGTGCAGCCGTGGCGGCATTGGTGGCTTCTTGCTGGCCTTTGGCGGCTTTGCTGGCCGAACTGGCGCTAATAGCCGAACCGACAACCGTAGCCGCCGCGCCCACGAATGCTACAGACATAGTTCCTCTACTTTCTTGCACTCCAGTGCGGGGTAAGTCTCGGAGGCAATCTCAGCCTCAATCTTCGCAATGTCGGTTTCGTCAGTGCGAAAGACGTTGAAAAAGTAGCTGTCCTCATGGGCATAGCCGACTTTCTGAATCCCCGGCCCAGAGACTGCGACATGGCCGAAACTAAATCGACCTGAGCCTGTTTCCGTGAGGATCGACATTTCACCAGCAAGAATGTTCACGCACTCTTTCAGATGAATCTTGCCGACGAGGATGGAGCCTTTGGGGATAAAAAGACGGCGTGTGTAGATGCCGTCGATCAATGTATGCGTCACCGGGAATTCTGTTTTGTCGTCCAGCGACAAGAGCAGTTCTGTCAGGCGGTGAATGCGCTGGCGAATCACGGCAGGGGTTCGGTCAGGAACGTTAAACCGCACTTCCCCACCCTCACGCACTAGCAGGGCGTCAGGGTCGATGCGAGAGGCTGAAAAGCCTTTGCCGTATGTGATGTTCATACGGGCGCACCCATTGCATTGACCCAGATGTTTGGCATGACCGATTTTAGGTTGATTTGATAGCCTAGGCTAGTGTCGAAATAAGGTCGTCCGATATAGAGATAGTCGGTCGGCCTGTTGGCGGTTGGCCCTGATAGTTTCGCAGCGGTGACAAAACGATCAATGTCAGACGCCCAGTTGAGCCAGGGCTGGGTAAATTTGCCGGTTGGCTCTACTGCTTTGGAGTTGTCGGGCAGGCTCATTTAAAGACTCCCCATGCAGCAACAAATACCGTTTTCACAGGGTCGGTCACGCGGAAGCGAAACAGCCAATCCCGCGACCTGCCGAGCCTAAGCCAAGTAGCCCGCGCCTTGTACCTGCCGATAGCTCCGAAGGTTCGCCATAGTTCGTTGCCCCATTCGTGTCCACCATCCCGGCTCACGCGCATCATGACTTGCGGCATTTGACCCTGTCCGACTTGCAGGCCGGTACCAGATTCCATTTCAATCCACAGTTCCGAGAACTGCGTAAAGCTCCCGGCACTCTGATGGCGTCCAGTCCATTCGCGGGCAATCTGCTCGCCGTCATCAGTGTTCAGGTCTGGGTCTACGCGGTAGACCTTGCCGTTCGTATAGTTCCCGGCGTACAAGTCCCCGTTAAATTGCGTGTGCGTGTCTGTGCGGTGGCGTTCCTCATTGCTGCCGACTTGTGACCAGCCGCCATTCCTGCCGTCATACAACCAAGACCGATTAGCGGTGGTGAAGTTGATCTGATACATGGGATGGCCGTCCAGCATGTACGCAAATGCGGTGGCGTCGGCCACGTTCTCATAACGGGCGAACTTGAAGTCGATTTCGGGCGTGGATACAACCGTTGCAGACGACCCCGCCAAGCGACAAACCTGCACCTTGCCTAGCCGGTTCTGGCGCAAAAACATCAGGGAATCGTCAAACTTGCACAGCGAATCGCGGGCGGCAAGTCCCCATTCCACGGCAGACGATCCGATGCGGGCATACGGGAAGTCCAGCGAACCAGAATCGCCCCAAAGCTCGGTTGTCTTGTCTCCCAGCAAGACGAGCTGCCCAGCGTCGGCAATGACTGCAACGAGGTTGTCCGGGCTGGATTCAGCGGTAGCAAAGTTGAGCGCGTCCCACGACAGACCATCGGCTAGGTCGGAGACATAGAAACGACCTGTATCCGGCTGGTTGACGATGAAGAGCTGGTTTTGGAAGGTGACGGTCTCTGCGCCAGGAAAGTCCGGGTCCGTGATCTGCTCAAAAACCAGCGTATCGACGTTGAAAATATAGCCGTTCGGGTTGTCGGCAATCATGATCTGCGTGCCGTTGTCAGCGATGGACACTCGCCCGGAAGCGGTCAGCAGCAAACCGTGATTCGTCATCGTGCCGTCAGGGGCAATGCGGTACATGGTCGGGCCGCACACTGCATACATGTAACCGCGAAGCTCCCAAAGGCCACGGATCGGATTGCCTCCGAGGTCAACGAACACTTCTAGGCCCGGCGTCGGGAACAGCGTGATCCCGCTCTTTTCCGGGTCTGCGTTCACTTCCGCGTAAAGATTTAGTCGTTCTTGTGCATTGACATTCACCGACTTACCGGAATTGCCAAGACCAAATAGGGGGACGGGCGCTACTCTCATGGGGTCGTCGATTGTTGGAGAGCGATGGCAGTGAAGTTAACGCCGACAGCAGAACCGGCGAAGATGTTGAACACCCCGCCCAGCAACAAAGACACAAGGTTCTGAGGAATGGGCTGACTGCGGTAGGCTTTCACGACGCAGCCGGTATATTTCCCGCTTCCATTGATCGTCCAGCTTTTCACCTTGAAGATGATCGGAGGGTTGTCGGCCAACTCTTGCCACATGAAATCAGTACCAGGAATGCCGTCAAATTCCCGCGTGAAAACAACTGTAGCTTCATTGTTCGCCCCAAGCACATGGGCGGTGGTACTAGAGATACGCGGGTGTGCATGGTCGTTGCGTGATGCAGTGCTACCACTGCCCGGCAGGGCCAGCATCTTTTCCGACTGCGGATTGTTGTTGCTCAACAGAAAACGAGTCCAGAACCATGACATTTAGAACCCCTTGGCCGCTGTGAATACGGCGTCTAGTTGTGGGCTGGTCAGAACTCCGCCTAGCAGTGTCGCCAACAGTGTGGAGTCGCGGCGCACCGTGTCCAGCGAGTTCCATTCGATTTGTTGGGCAGTGGTACCGGCATCAATCGCAGTCTGAGCAGTCGAGAGGTATCCTAGGCTTTCCAATGCCCTCTGAAACTGCTTGGCACTCACCGTCGCCACAGCAGCCAGCGCAGCGAGGTGAATGTTCATGCGGGCTTGGCTGTAGTTCAGAACAGGCCCAGCAGCCCGAACCATGCCGCCTAGCGTGATTGTTGGCAATGCGCCGTCTGCGCGGTCATCCCATACAACACGGGCAGGGTCGAAATATCCGCCCGACACATGGACGTTGAGCAGGGCTTGAATGCCAGTAGGGGTGTCAACGAGTAGCAGGCTCATAGCGCAACCTTGCGAATGGTGAAGCCAGTTGTATAAACCGTGGTCGAAGTCATCGTCCCGTTATCGTGGGGACGGATCACATCACCGGCAGACAATCGAAGAACAGTAGATGCAATGCCCGTCAGGCTGGTCGTTGCCGCACCGATCAGAACCCGATTTGCTGCGTTGATCGTGATAACGTTCGTTGTTAGTTGAGCTGAGTTCGCCGAAACACCGATGTAGTCAGCAGCGCCACCATCCCAGATGCCAACGGCATACAGTCCATCCTCGTTGATGGTGAACGAAGCACCGAGAGTTGCGGAGTCGGCATAGGTAATGGCCGTGCCTACATTGGATTCAGTCGTCGTGTAGCGGCGGATCTTGGTGTTTGTCGAGCCGTATCCGTTCCCCGTGGTGACTTTGACATTGTGATTGCCCACGTTCGTCCCCGATGGAGAGCTAACCCACGCCGCTCCAGTGCTGGTCAGGACGTTGCCAGATGCTCCCGGCGACACAAATGCCATGAAGACCGTCGAAAGGGCCGTTTGGATCGTGGCGACGATATTGGCCCAAGTTACCTTTTTCAGGACATTTGAGGCTGCGCTGTCAGCAAGCGGAAAAACGTCAGCAGCGACAGGGGTCGTCTTGGCAGTAGCGGCGACGGTGCCGGGCGCAATGACGGTGATGTTGTTCGTTCCGTCGAATGCCTGCCCGTCGATGTTGCGGGCGGTCTGGAGCTTCGTCGCGGTCCCGGAGTTGCCCGTGATGTTCGTTTGGTCACCCGTGTTCGTGCCAGCCAGAGTTAAGCCGCTATCCTTGATCAGCTTGCCGGTGGTTCCGTCGAAGAATGCAACCCGGTTATTCACGGCAGACGCAGGACCAACCACATCACCAGATGCAGGTGGCACGGCAAAAATACCATCGCCACGAAGGAACGTGGTCGTGTTGTTAGGCGGGGTCGGCACAGCACCGCCTACCGTCGATGACATAGCCGGAAGATCGGCATTCGTTGCAGCGGCCATCGTGCCGCCCGAGCCTTTGAGCAGCCCGCTAACCGTGGTTGTCAGGGTGACAACAGGAGTCGTCGTGTCCGTGGCGACAGTTCCCGAAAAGCCGTTGGTCGTGGCGACAGAAACCTTAGTGACTGTGCCGCTGCCGGTCATGGACTTAAGCGTGCCGTCCTTGAACTCCAGCCCTGCGCCGATAGTGACCGGCAAGAGTGAATTCGCGTCACCGTAAATCAGACCGGCGACAGTCGTGTTTAGCGTGACTTCGGGGATGATCTGATCATCTGACTTACCCGCGAACCCGTTAGCCGTGGCGATGGTAAAACCAACACGCGGCAGGATGGGCGGGAAGATGCAGCCGTTGTAGCAGAAGCAGCAGTTATAGAAATACTCGTAGCCGATGGATGATTCAATCACCCCAAAGGCTACGGTAGTCGTTACGCCGTCAATATCGACAGCAAGACGGTAAGGCGTGCGGCCAAGGCATCGGACTTGGAATTCCTGCCCGATGGGGAATAGACCTCCGCCGCCCGTGGATAGTTGCGGGTTAGTTACCGTCAATGGCGTGTCATCGCCGTCCACGGCATAGACCACGAGGTTAATCGTGTTGTCGTCGCCAGGAGCGAATGTGAGATTCCGCTCTAGGCTTCCATTGAGTGCGACGATGATGTCCATCAGAAGTATTCCGCTTGCGTGCGCCCAGCCTTTGGCATGTTCACGCCTGTGTAAAACAAAGCCAAGCCAATTTCCCAGCCTGACGGGTCGCGCTCTACCTGAAAATCAGGCGCACCGAGGAATGCCGCCATCAAGACGTAAGGTTCCTCGGCAAAGTCTGGAATGTTCGAGTAGGTCCAGCGCAAAATCCCCTTGGATTTCAGAAACGCGTGGACCGACTGAACCTTTTCAGTTGCCTTTTGCAGGTCTGCCGGGCTTGCGGGCTCGTCCTGCCCCAGCACTTGCAGTTTCTCCAGCGTCCGAATCGCCAAGTCGTTCAGTGTTGCCATATGCGGCTCCCGATGGGTATTGGGTGGCTTGCTGGAATTCCAGGGCAGTATCAGCCTCTACGGGGCCAGCAACTACAGCCGGTGCGGTCTGCGTGACGCGCTGGAATTCTTCTGCCGTGTCAATGGATTGGACTTCGCGAATCTGGTCTTGCAGGCGTTCGTTCTCTGCATTGCGCGCAGCTTGGTCAGTCTCAGCCTGCCGGTGAGCCTCAGCCTCTTGTTCTGCGGCTTGCAGGACAGGCGACAATGCGGCTTCGAGTTCGCCCTTGATCTTGGCGTCCTCAATGTCTTCGTCTTTGGCGTCGGCCTCGAAATGAGGGTGATTGCCCAATTTGGTCTTGGCAGTCTTGTCGGTCACTGGCATCCACTTGTTCAGCGGGTAGTAAGTGCCATACATGGTCAGGCCGGGATGCTGCTCTCCCGGAACTCCGATGAATCGTGCTTTCATGGTAAATCGGGCGAGGTTTCCCCCGCCCGTTCCTGTTAGTTATTCAGCGGGACGTATGTGACGATGATGGACAGCGTCACTGCGGCAGTAGCGCCGAGGCCAGTGATACGCACATCCACCGTGTCATTTTCCGTCAGGATGAGGGGCTGAGCAGTGCCTGCACTCATACGAACAACGCCTGCGGCGGTCTGTGCAGCAGCAACCACGAAATAGTCCGTGTCGCCGCCGTAGCCCACTTCAAACGCGCCCGATGCACCAAGGCCGGAGTGAACCACCGTCACATCCGTAATCATGGAACCGGCTTGGATCAGCGCGGACTGGATTACGTCATTGAGCGGAGGTGCAACGGTCGTGATGACGCGAGACACAGTGACTTTAGACGACTGACCGTCGCCAACACCAGCCATTGCGTAGAGCGCAGCGCTGGAGGTTTTGGTGGCTTGGATGATTGCCATGTTGATTACTCCTTAGGCGTCTGCGACAGCAGCGGTGAACAGCGTGTAAACACCGTTCTGTTTCAGGGATGCGGTATCGGTCGCGCCAGTGCCGAACATCAGTTTCTCAACGCCACGGATTTCCATGACGCCCAGACCATGACGGAACTCGTAGTCGCGTTCGTCAACCACAGACTTCAAGCGGCGAGCCCAAGCTGCACCGATGGCTTGAGCGCCACAGATGAAGTTGAAGCCAACGTCAATGCCTGCGGTGCCGACACCTTGCAGGATACCGCCAGTCTGGCCGATGTAATCGCTGGTCGCGGCGATGGGCAGGCCCATTTCCGGGATTTCGCGCACGATCATGCCGTCCCACACCAGTTCGCCGCCAGTAAACAGCGGGTTGGTCTTGACGTTGCGTTCGCGTGCATCGCGATTGGCTTGAACCACCACCGGGTCATTGGCGAAGTCACGGAAGGACAGCGGGTTCATGAACACCACATACCATTCCTGATCACCACCCTTGACGCGGTACGGGCGGAAGCGCGGGCGGGCCATCTGTGCACGACGCTTGGCGAGCGACAGGGTTGCGCCCGTCATCTTGTCAGCGGTGTTGTCCACAGTAGCCAGAGCGGTTGCCATCACGCCAGACGATGCATTGGCGACGGCAGAGCCGAACTGAACTCGGTCGGAGTTGGCAACCAGCCAAGCGTTACGCTCAGCGGCGGTAGCCTGCTCGTAAGGCACCATGACACCAGCGGCATTCGGCACGGACTTGAGGGCCGTGATAATGTCTTCGCGCCATTTTTCCTTGGCCCAGTTCATCAGGCTCGGACGAGCCAGACGGCGCAGCGAAACAGCCGACTTTTGTTCATCCCAATCGGTAACGACAACTGCGTTACGAATCGGGCGCACAGACACGGCCATCGAGCGCAGGTCAAGCTCAGCCTCATTGCCTTCGAGCACGGTGTTACCCGTGACGCCGCCGCCGATTGCGCGGGCAGCAGCGAAGGTGACGCGATCGCCGGGCTTGCGGGTCAGGTCTTCCTTCATGTGGATCAGCGCGTTTTCGTCAGTGCCTTGGTAGACATTGAATCGATTCTCGCGGACCCACTCGTTAAAAGCTTCGTCGTCCCATTGCTGGGGGGTTAGCCCTGGGCGGGCGGTAGTTTCTGCCATTTTTGGCTCCTATCGGGTGTTAACAACTTGATCAAAGGGCGTCGGGCCGGTGTACGCGGGTGCGCCGCGTGGTGCACTGGACCGAGCGCCGCCTAGGGACGCGGGGAGCTTTACTTGCGGAGTACCACCTTGCCCAAGTTCTGCCATCACTTTTTCACGAATCTCAGCTTCTAGCCGGGCCTTATAGGCATTCGGATCGTCGCCAAGCTCACGTTGCAATTGAATGCGTGCGGCTTCCTTGTAGGCAAAGTCGTAAGGATTGGTCTGCTGCATCATCTGTGCACCCAGCGCAGGATTGGCTTTCGCTGCCTCCTTGAATACTTCCAACTTCTCATCGAGGTCTTGGTATTTGCTGCGTGCGATCATTTCCGAGGTGTTGAAACGCTCATTGATGATCTGTTGTTGCATCGACACGAAAGGGTCTTGGGGCTGCTGGCCTTGCTGATTTGCGCGCTGCTGTTCTTCGTAGACCCGCAGGCGTTCCTCAGCGCGGTCGGCGCGCTCCTTGTGGTCCTGTCGCTTTTTCCTTTCCTCTTCGTAAGCCTTCAATGGAACATGCGTAGTACCGGACTCCGTTGGCGAGCCCGAGCCTTCACCTTCTTGCGGTTGCCCGCCTTCCAGTTCTTGCCCTTCAACCGTCTGTTCAACGTCCGCGTTCTCTTGTTCGCGGGGCTGTCCAGTTAGCACATCGTTTTCCATGCTCATTTCCTTCACGCCCGATCAAACCCCGGCGACGGTAAACGCCCGAAACCCGGCGACGGTGCCATTGCTGGCGAGAAACTTATTCATCAGGCCAGAGCTTGTCTTTGAGCCCGGCAGAATCGACAACGCCACCAGGCCCCCAGACGTTTCCGCCCGGCGTGGTGCTGTATCCGGTCATCAGCAGCCCTGAATTGATCGCGCCTTCCTGGGCTTCCGGCGAGATGAGACCTTCTGCCATCAGGTGTGAGCCAGGGCCGTAGGGGTCTGCGGCTTTCAATACGCATTGACGGACAAACCCCAGCTCGCCGAGACAAGCGGTCTGCATGTCGGCGTAATTGGCGTTGGTGATGCAACCTGCAAGGTAAACGGATGGCATTTGGATTTCCTTAGATGGTGATGCCCGCAGACGCTGCGGCTTGATTAGCGAGAGTTTGGAGGTCGGCTGAATCGGGAACGAAATCTTTGGTGTAGAACAGGGATGCGATTGCGCCGTTGAGGTAGTCACTAGCAACGTTATTGTTCTTGCCCACAGTCATCTGCGCAGTACCGGCGGCCAGTACAGCAGCTGCGGTCACCTCTGTGCCGTTGTCGATGCGCAGGTACAAGACAGCCCCGTCATAGCGCACTCTGATGACACAGGTAGAACCGGCCAAAACGGTTGTGGCACTCGTCAAGTCCATGAAGGAAGCGCCGTTACCGACACGGATGGCAACCCGGTTGGCGGTGTCGAACCGGATGCGTAGCCCGGTATTGGTGCCGAGGTCCGACCAGATGACTTGCCCAACGCCATCCCCGCCGTTCTTCCGTACTGCAATCGTCCACGATCCCGTGGTTGCCCCTCCGCCTGTAGCGGAAGTTAAGTTGTCATCGCTGCCATCAAACTGGACGAAGTTCTTGCCGTTGAAGACTGCCACGACTGGCCGGGAGCCTGCTACTGATTGGGTAGCGTGGTTGCCGGGGTATTCGCGGATGGAGATGTTGCTGAAATTTGCGGTGTTGGTGTCCCGGGTGAACATGCTCACCGTGGTGGTAGCCACCCCCACACTGATGCCCCGGAAGAACCCATTTAGTCCCGCCGTGATGTTGGGACTTAAGCGCGAGGTCTGGAAACCCACCGATGCCGTACCGGCGTATCCAGACACCGTGTAACTCGCCTCATAGTATGGGCCGGTGAGAATGGACGCCCCCGTGGGGTACAGCGTCGTTACAGGCCCGCCAATTGCCACACCATTGATATTTGGTGTGGTAACCCGCTCCGCACCCCGCGCATACGAAGCCTTCCCATCCCCCCAGAACCCCACCGTCTGCCCCGCCAGCGTGGTCAGCGTCACTCCAGTGTTTTCCTGGTACGCCTGACCGTTGAGGGGGTCAAGGTACACCGCGCCGTCGTTGGCTCCGTTGTTCCAGATTCGTGCGATCAAGGCCGCAAGGTCGGTGAACAGGCGCACATTCATCGCAAACGACCCATCAGCAAGGCGCGTGAAGCCCTGCTGTCCGCCAAGGAAGGGAAGTGCGACGAGTCCGTCAGCCATTACACCGATACCACGCACATAGCGTAGGTTCCGTCAGATTGCAGCTTGTAAGCCAACTCACCACCCAAGAAAGGTAGCGGGATCGCAATGTCCGAAGTGGCCGCAGCAGTCACCACAGCCACGTTAGGCGCGTAGCTTTCATCGCTGAGTTTGGTGTAACCCTGCACAGCGCCTGGGCGAGGAAGAGGAACAGTTGCATCAGCCATTTACATCACCATTGGGTTAAGCAGACTCTGGGCCTTGGCCGCGTTGTCAATCTCGGTCCCCTCAGCTTCTGCAAGGTACTTCTGCGACTGAGCGGACTTGTTCTGCGCTTCGGATTGGGCCTTCTCTTGCGCAAGCTGGCCTGCCTGTTGGGCGGCTTGCTGTTGCGCTTGGGCCTGCTGTTGTTGTGCTTTCTCGATCTTCTCGATCAGCGCATCCTTGTTCCGCAGGCTGGAAGCCATGATGATGACTTCGGCGGGGATTTGCATTCCAGACTGAGCCAGTCCAGCAAGAATCTCGAACTGCTCGCTTTGCAGGCTGGCAATGTCCGGACCTTCCTCGATCACAATGTCCACATCCAAGTCGGAGACGCTGTTTTCAGTCTCGACAACTTGTTTCAGACGCGGGTCATACGGGCTTTGAATGCCGTTCATCGCCATGATTTCAGCCATTGCCTGCTCTTGGGCTTCTGGCGGGACCTGCTCCAGTTGCTGGGCAATCTTCTGCTCCATCGTCACGGGCTTGTTCAGGCCAACCCACTTTAGATTACGTTCATCATCAGTGACGCGCACCCACTTTTCAGCGGTCCAGAACTGTTTGATACGCGACCATGTAGCCTCGTAAATGTCGCGGGAGAACTGCTTGAGGTCATCTAGGCCCGGTTCAATCTCTACCGCGCCGCCTTGCTGCTGGGCTTGGATGGCACGGCCAGAGCGCAGGGATGTGTCCTTGCCAGCCAAAGCAGGGTTAGGGCCGCTGGCCTGCATCTCCTGCACTGCTTGCTGCATGAGCAGGACTTGACCTTGCGCCATGTCGCCAGTGGGGAGAATGCCGAAGTTCTTCCCGAACTCTGCGCCTGCATTGGTTTCAACGTGCCCATCAGGCTTGGCAAGCTCGTTCTTGGCTGCTTGAGTGTCGGCAATGGCGGTCTTGTCGCCAAAGGTCTGCCGCACGCTCATCAGGTGCAGAGCCTTGGAACGACGCTTGTTGATTTCGTCTTGCAGGCTGATCAGACTGCGAACATCGCCGTAGCGGTTGTTCTCCTGGTCAATGTAGGCAGAGCGCATGATGAGCGAACTGCACGAATCGCCATCTTTGTCCAGATACGGGGACTTAACGGGTTCTTCGAGGAAACCGCCCTTGGTGTACGTTGCCACCAGCCATTCACCGCGCCACTTGTAGTGAATCTGCACGATCCGCACACGCTTACGGCGGCTGTCGGTCCAGATTTGGAAGCGCGGCTTGTCTTCGTACACCTCGGAGAAGGCGCTAGAACCACCGCCAGAGCAGGTGTTCTCAATGGCATCCCGCGCATCAGGCCACTTGTCCTCAGCCTCGCTACGGTCCATCCAAATCACAATTCCCTTGTAATTGGCGTCGGAAAAGTCTTTCTCGTAGCTGTGCGGGTCCCAGAACAGGCGATCCCACGGGATGCGCTTGTAGACGATCTTGTAATCGCCGATCTTGGTCTGCTCGACCACCACATCAACTCCGCCCGTGCCTTCAATCAGCAGGTTCTCGTAGATGTTGGAGCGAATCTCGTCGTAGTCGTTCTGATCGGCAACAAACCGTAGGCTGTCCGTCGCTGCGTCTGCGCGGGCTTCTTCTGTCGGAGTGCGGGGGAAAGCTTTCGGGTCGGAACGTACCTTGCGCTCATAGCCGCGCAGGACTTCGACCTTCTTCTTGATGTAGTTGATGGTAAGCGGAGGCTGCTTACGCTTGCGCAGGATGCTTAGTTCTTCCGGCGTCCACTGCTCATTGTCGTAATACCAGCGGTCCCGGACGGACAGTTCCCGAGCCTCGCGCCCGGAGTTCTCTGCTTCCTCGAAATGCTGAACACACGCCGTCAGTTGGTCTTCCAGATCGTCGAATCCGGTGCCACTCTCTGCTGCTGTGTTGGGTACGTCGATCATTGCGCCCTAGACTGTATGGAAATCAGACAGTGGCGCGAGTATAAGTGTCTGGAAATCAGACAGTCAAGAGGTTTTCCAGCTATTCGCGTCTTGTTCTTCTTTCTCGAACTGCTCATACCAGCGGTCTTGGTACGGCTTCTTTGTGTCCTTGACCGGCATGATGGCTGGGTGCGCCATGTCCAAAGCTCTGCCCATCAGACCAGCTACGTCCACATCGTCATCATTCGCGCCCGCCGGGAAACGGAGGAATTCGTCAATCTCGGCCCCTTGCTCGAACCAAACCCTCCCGCTGGCTGCGCGGGCCTGGAAGCCTCGGGCGCGGGTCGGTTTGTCAGTGATGGAACTCATCCACTCCATGCGGCAGTAAATGTTTCGCTCCCGCATACGGCTGGTCAGCATCGGCTCAATGGCTTTTTGGATAACCCCAGCCTCTCCAAACCACGCTAAAGGCTTGTAGCGGTCGATCAGGTCTAGTTTCTTGTCGATCCACACATCCGCCGTGGTCTGGCCCCTCCACCCATCCAGCCGGTAAAGATCACCATTCGGTGCCACGCCCCATATCCGGTGAACGGTGTAATCCCCGCCTTTGTCGGTCACGGCGTAATCGCTGGTGCCGTAGATGTTCAGTGCAGGGCGCACTTTCCAGAACTTGAACCACTCCCGCAGGAAATACGTCCCCTCATCGGGGCTAGGCGACTGCTGGTAAAGCGCGGACCAATCCCGAGGGCTAACGGCAGCTTTGATGCGCAGAAGAGCCGTTTTGTCGTATTGCTCAGGCCACAATGGCTCGTCACCATCCAGAGCGGGCAGGCTCAGCACATTCCACCCCTCGGCTTTGTGCGAATCCATCAGCCACCCGGCTAGGTCGTCTTCATGCCAGCGGGTCTGAATGACGATGATCTTGCCCCCAGGCATCAGGCGGGTATAAGCCGTGGAGGTGTACCAGTCTTTTAGTTTCTTGCGGACAATCTCGCTGTCTGCGTCATCACGGTTCTTGATCGGGTCGTCGATCAGCATCAGGTGAGCGCCACGGCCAGTTAGGGGGCCACCGACACCCACAGCGTAGTAAGCGCCCCTTTGTGTAACTTGATGCTCGAATCCGCCTTCGGAGCCGTTCACATGGAATCGCTTAGAGCTTTTGCTGTCATCGGCCAGCGTGACGCCGGGGAAGATTCCTTGGTAAGCAGGCTCGATTAATTGGTTCTTGACCTTGCGCCCGAAGTCGTCAGCCAGTTCTTGACCATAGGTGGCAGCGACAACGTAATGATCAGGGTTGCGACCTAGATACCATGCTGGGAAGAACTCACTCGCCAACATGGATTTACCGTGTCTAGGCGGCATGAAGATCATCAGACGGTCAATTTCGCCTCGTTCTACCGCCTCCAGCTTGCGGGCGATCAGCCTATGGTGCGCGGCGTCTTTGTAGCCGGGCCATTGATACGCTGCGTATGCGATCAGGCGAGAGAAAGCGAAGTCTTCAGGGGTTGGCGCGCTTGGCTTGCTCACGTTGCTTTTGCCTCCATCGCCAATCAGCCAAAGCGCCAGCAAATGGAATATTTAGCCGAACCCCATATCTGCGACCCCTTACAGACCAACACACCGCAAGTTGCGTCCCCATATCCATCAGAGCAACACGTATTTTCATTTGTCAGCGCGGGAAGCGGCCAGGACTGCGGCGTCCCGCTGCTCTTTGGTCACGAACTCGATGGGGCCACCGCCATCCCCAACCAATTCAGTCCTGCCTAGTTTTGGCGCTCCAAATTCAGCCAATTTAGCAAGCAGATCAAGAGCTTTGGCCGGGTCTGGCTTTACATCACCTTCGCCGTCCGCCACACGCTGAAGCCATAGATCGACGTTTGCCGCGTTTTTCTCTAGCAAGGCAGTAATGGTCTGGCGGAACTCGGAAGTCGCCTTATTTGGCGTTCCTGCCTGCCTGCCGCCTGTTTTGATTCCTTTAGCCATGGTGAATTCTATTCCGTTCCACTTTAGACGCCCAAGTGTGCGGAAAGTAACGTCACCTGCGAACCACCCTGACCGGCTCCATCCAAAGCGGAGCCAGGAGCTTCCACGCGATGGTTTTAACCTTGGGTGGGCGGATGCCGTTGCACACGTGTCCGCAGGCAATGGCTAGGATGGTGAAGTTCATACGCTCTTATACAGCGCCATGACAGCGCCGCTCAAATCTAGGGTGTCTGCGTCCTGCCAGCCTGCAGGGAGGTCTGCTGTGTGGCTTCTCTTGCCAAACCTGAGCTTTACCGTGGTTGCGCTGATTTCAGTTTTGAACTGATCTGCGAGCGATTCTGGTTTGTGCCGGGTTAGGGCGGCAAACTGAGTCAGGGCGGCGGTGTGGAGTTGTTCAGCGGTCATCGTTAAAAGTGCCCCCGCTGCTATCGAACAGCGAGGGCTAATGGCGTCAGGTACGCCAAAGGAGGATAGAAGACAACTGCGCTCAGATGAGGAAGCGCAGTGCCGATTATGGACAACTTACGGGAGATTGCAAGCCTTAAAAGCACCCTGAACCTCTTCCACCGTTATCCCCTGCGGCACTTCACATTGAAGATTGACCGAGAAGGACGACTTCCCTCCGAACTCCTGCACCAGCACAGCACCTCTACGGCCTAATCCTTGCATCAGACTGTGTACGCTGGCCCTTGGTAGTTCAGGCAGGGCTTTGCCGATCTGAGGGGCTGTGAGGCTTGTTGGAGTGATTGAGGCTAGGTAGAGCCATATCTTTGCGCTGGAGCCGGTAGGACTAGCCACCTTGAATCAGCGCCAGCACGGGCCTAGCCTCGACTTCTTTGCTGACCCACCAGATAGCATCTGAGTGCTTGTCAGCAGGAACCTCAAAGCGGGCGATGATGCCGTTTCTTAGCTTGGCAAATACCGTTACCTTGTTGGGGTCGCTTTGGTCTGGGTTAAACCAAGGATCGCAGCCGTCAGTCATTCTTTATCCTTTTCTCCAGCCGCCTGAGTTTTTTGCCCATGACAGCCTTAAACCGTTTGTAGTAGTCCACGTCATGCCGCACGATCTGGTTTTGTGACTTGAGCCAGTCCACCTTGTCTTGCCCAATCTTGGCAACCAGCCTTGGCTCGTAGCCGTCAATTCGACCCGAATAGATCTTGTTGCATATCCAGCAGGACTTGTGAATGTTCCAGAGGTTGAATTGCACCGCCGAGGCCGCGCCATGGCTTCTGAAGTGCGATCCATGCCACTGCCCATCCCAATTAGCCGGAAGCTCACAAGAGATGCAACCGTCATTCCTGTCCCGGATACGGGCGTACTTCTGGACGATCTGGCGGCATTCGTCTTCCCATTTTGAAGGTGTCTTGAGCTTTTCCAGCTTGCCCTTTGTAGCCACTTTGTCCGCTTTGACGACCTTCGCCCTTATCTTGGCCTGATTAGCTGCCCACCAAGCCGAAACGCAGTCGTCGTGCAGCTTCTGGCCGATCTTGTCGAGCCTTTGCTTGCAGTGGCGGCATTTGCCGGGCTTGGTGGAGAGCATTTTGGGTTACACTTTATCTTCCGTAACAAGCCGCCAATCTTCAGCGAGCAAATCAGTTTGGCTAGCCAACCAAGGAACGCGAGCACCAGGAGTGTTGATGGCGTTATCGGGGTATTCCATGTAAATGTAGGGGAGCGTCATGAAACTCCCGGCGTCTGGTTTTTGAAGCGCCAGCACAAGACCCTTGCCGTTCCAACCGGCGCGTTGCACAAAGTTCCCCGTCTTGATGGCATCCAATGCTTGTCCGAAATTCATGGTTCTCTTTCAGTTTTGACGGCCAGAAGGAGGGCCGTCAGGCTCCTTAAAAATTACCCCGCGCTCAACCCCAAAAGCCTCGATCAGCGTCATCATGTCGCTCATCTCTTGGCGGGTCATCTTGCTTGTGGACAGGCCCAAAGCGACAAATCCTGTTCCTTCGATGTTTGGCACAACCTCTAGCTTCTTCAACGAGGAAGACAAAACGTGCTTCCAGCTTTCCGGCGAGAGTTTGCGGCCATACCATTCAAGCTGCTCGGATAGCTCGCCCAGCAAGACCCACATGCGTGCATTTGCCTCCAAACTACGAGTAGGCGGCTTGATCGTGCAGATATAGCCATCAGGAGCCGTCCTAACCGCTTCTATGGCTAGGTTGCGGGCTGTCTGATGTACTAGACGGAAGGGGCCGGTCACTTCGCCAATTCCTCGTTATGCCACTGGATCAAGACCGTTTGCGCAAATAGCCTGCCGTCCATCTTGGCGCACCAGATACGCCAGCGATACCATTTGAGGATGTGGGCGTTCATTTCTTTTCCTTGGCTCGCTTTGGGGCCAGGAGTTTGCACGGCTCAGGTGCCGACTCAATCGCCCACTGGACGAACCGCGACCCGCCAAGCCGCGCCAGTTTCTGTTTTTGAGCAAGGCTGCGCAGCGAGATATTCACCCTGCGCGACTTCTCAAAGTCAGGGGTCACTCGTCGCACAGATCGAGCCATTCAACGCCCTTTGACCCGAGCTTTTTAAGGGCCTGGACGCCAATTTCAGCGGCTTTTGACAGCACTCCGTCACGGGTGGCGGCGTCGGCGTAGGCGGCGGAGGCGGCGGCGTCGGCGGCGCAGGCGTAGGCGTAGGCGGCGGAGGCGGCGGCGTCGGCG